CAGCAAAAGGTACAGTTGGTTTTAGAGATCGCGTTGAGTATCATCCTCATTCACCTTTAGATCTCGCAGCGAATACAGCTCTTGTTATTAATCTCAATGGTGCAAATACAATTGGTTACAACATAACGTATGTAACAAGGACGGTATAATGTATACCACTATTTACCTACATGGTTCTTTACGAAAGAAGTATGGTAAAGAATTCAGATGTGTAGCTCATAGCACTAAAGATTGTGTCAGATTTCTAGAAGTTAATTTCAAAGATTTCAGACAATTTATTTTGGATGAAACAGAAAAGGGTACATTCTTCAAAGTTAGACACGGAAATTATGAAATAGGAGAAGATGAACTATCAGATCCTATAGTAAAACATAAAAGTGTCCATATTACAGCTTTACCTAGTGGCGCTGGTAAAATAGGAAAAATAATCCTTGGTACAGCTCTTATTGCTGGAGGATTGATATTCTCTGGGGGTCTATTAGGTCTGAGCGCTGTTCAATTAATAGTTACAGGTTCTTTATTACTTGTATCCGGCTTAATGGGACAAAAACCTAAAAAAGACGATGGCGAAAGATCTTTTATATTCTCTGGCGTTTCCAACACAGCAGAAGTAGGACAACGTATATATGTAGTATATGGTGTTATGCTAGCGCCATCTATGGTATTATCTGCTACCGTGCGATCTTACATCACAGCTACCAATGTAGGCGGATCATGATGAAATTTGATGAGTTTTGGGGTGAAGGAGGATGTCTTAGTGGTGATACTCTTATACAGACACCATTAGGATTAATACCCATAAAAGATATAAAAACAGGTGATAAAGTATTCTGTTTCTCTCCAGAAAATAGAATCGCGATCAGAAAAGTATTATCCACAAGTGTTCATAATGACCAACAAGTATTTAGATATACCTATTGGGGTGGTTATGTAATAGCAACTCCAAATCATGCGTTCTATACAGAACGTAACTCTTTCAAAGAGATTGGTAAATGGAATATAGACGAATTTTTTATTGACAAATATTTAGAATACAGACCGTTATTAAAAATCGAAGAATTAGAAAATACTACTGTATACAATTTTGTTGTAGACGACTATCACACGTATCTTGTAGGTGAACATGGAATATTCTCTAGCAACGGTGGCGGTGGTAAATCTAGAAACGTAGATCCTGATACGGCAATTAGTTCTGCAAGAGCTGTAGTTGTAGAAGCCCTATCAGAAGGACCAATAGAAGGTTTATTAGAAGGAGATCGTTCTATTTATTTGGATAGAACACCTGTAGGTAACAGTGATGGTACTAAAAATTTTAAAGGTTTCAAGTGGGATAGTAGAAATGGTACAGGTTCACAAAGATTATTAGATGCTACGGTCAAAGAAGGACTTACATCTGAAACCAGTGTTAATACAGAGGTGAAGTATAACGTACCTATTTCAAGGACTTTCACCGTTACTGATGTAAACTTCGTAAGAGTTAGACTAGCATTTCAAGTACAACAATATGAGGAAGACGGTGACGTGGTTGCGAGTCGAATGGCGTTTAGGATACAATTAACCGATATTGGTGGTGTTAAAACAGTTCATTCTGAAGATCGCACAGTAAAATTCTCTAATCCAACAGAATTTGAGTATAATATACCGATCGCCTATACCAATTTTACTCGTCCTATCACTATAAAAGTTGAGAAGTTAGTAGAAGAACCTGCTACTGATAGTAACTTACAAAATACTATTCAATTTGTAAGTTATACTACTGTCATAAATAATACTAAGATAAATTATGCTCATACGGCTGTAGTGAGCGCTGAGTTTGATGCAGAACAGTTCTCTAGTGAACCACAAAGAGGATATAAAATTGGTGGTAGGACTGTAGCAATTCCTAGTAATGCTGTAGTTAACAACACAGATCGCGGTTTAGATTTCAGTGGGATATGGGATGGTACTCTTTATGAACCTCCCATAGCAACATCTGATCCGGTGTGGCAATTGTATGATATTTTAACTAATAATCGTTATGGTTTAGGTAAACAAATAGATTCTTGTCAAGTATCTTCGTATGATTTATATGACATATCTAGATATAATAATGAGTTTGTAACTAATGGTTTTGGTGGAACAGAACGTAGATTTAGATGTAATACAGTACTACAACAAGGGGAAGCTGCACATAAAGTATTAGAAGGGTTTCTAAGTGCTTGTAATTCTCATTATTATTGGGATGGCACATGCTTAAAATTCTGGCAGGATAAACCTGGTGATGTTATTCAACAGTTTACTAATGCCGATGTAGAAAACGGTATGTTCAGTTATTCATCAACTGATATACAAACAAGATATTCAGTCGCTTATGTAACGTGGAACGATCCAGATGATTATTACAGACAAACAGTAGAATCAGTAGAAGTACAAGATGCACTTAAAAAATTTGGTTACAGAGAAACTGATTTTGCTGCTTATGGATGTACTTCTAGAGGTCAAGCTTATAGACAAGGACGTTATCAAGTTTATTCTAATTTTTTAGAAACAGAAACAGTGTCCTTCAAGTGTAGATTGATCGCAGTATTTATAAGACCTGGTGATATTATAAATATTGTAGATTGGAAGCGATCTAAAAAACGTCATGGTGGTCTAATAACATCAGCTACAACCACAACAGTAGAATTAGATCAAGAGATAATATTACCCAATGCGTCAGGCTATTCTATAACCTGTACCATGCCAGATTTAACAATAGAAACTAGAACGATCAGTAATGGAGCAGGTTCTACAGATACAATCCGAGTATCAACTCCTTTTACTACAGCTCCCCTACAAGAATCTAATTGGTTCGTAGACGTTATAACCACTAAAAAGTATAGAGTACAGATAATAAAGGTCGATGTAGAAGACACTGGACTAATAGAGATCTTAGCCACTGAATATCGAGAAGATAAATTTAATATAATTGAGAATGGATGGGAATTAGAACCTGTAGAAAAAGAAGAAGAAATCCCTGTCATACCTCCACCACCTGTTAATCTGGGTGTCGGTTTTGTAGAACAAAGCGCTAATGTATTCAAACTAATAGGACGGTGGAGTAGACCTTCAACAGGCGGATCATTTATAAGTTCTTATCAAGTTCAATGGAAACGAGGCGCTACTGGTTCCTGGTCACCTATTTTGTCAGTATCCACTAATGAACTAATAGTAGAAAATTTATCATCAGGTACATACTATATCCGTGTAGCAAGTGTTCTACTGAATGGTGGTATAAGTCAATATGTCGAATCATCCCCCGCGATCGCTGGTGCTACACAAAATCTATATCTATCTTTTAACAGACGTTTAGGTATAATCGCAGCATGACACAATTCAAACAGTCTTTAATAAGCTTAGATCAATCTAGTGACGTTTATATATACATATTGAGGGATTTTAATCCTGATAATCCATTCGATGTATTTCGCTTCTCTAACCAACAAGTTTCTTGGGGTGGTAGCATAAGTTTAATCCCTGTTACACATAAAACAATAGAAATTACATCTACTGGCCCTGTACCAAGATTAGAAATCAATGTTGGCGATCCTAATGGTGTTATATCAAATTTAATTGACTCTGTAGATGGACTAGAAGGTTCTTCTCTAAAAATAATAAGAACAAAATTTAGATTCACAGATGGTGGATCTACACCAGATTCTACTGCAAAGTTACAAGAAATAGATTACATAATAAGTAGAGTAATATCTTATGAACCTTGGATGCAAATAACATTTGAGGGCTCATCGCCATTAGAATTCGGTCAAGCTACTTTACCTAGTAGATATGCACTGCGATCTTGTGTATGGGAATATAGAGGCCCTGAGTGTGGATATACAGGAACGAATATGTTCACGTTAGCTGATCAAGCTACAGCAGATCCCACAAAAGACGAATGTGGTAAATCAATAAGATCTTGTAAACTACGTTTTGGTAACAATCTTTTATTGCCAACAAGTGCCTTTCCTACACTATCTAGGAGATAATCTCCATACAGAATGTAAACGTCCTGTATGCCATCTAGGACCGCTCCATAGGTCAACACGGCTGAAAGTACCCGATTCTAATGTGTGTAATATAGTAGCATAACGATCGCTTGTAGCCGATTCTACAATTACACCACTGTGATTGGCTACACGACTACCGAACGATCGCATTAATACGATATCACCTTTTTTAGGGGTTTCAGTATTAACTTGTGTCAGCCCTGGATGATTTAATAATAGATCATAATACATTCCATCTTTGCTAGATTTACTAGCTTCCTTGTACCAATCATCGCCCAACGGTCTTGGATAATCAGTTATATCAAAGTTAAAAAACATTTTATAATACGCTCTTATGAGCCAAGCGCAATCAGATCTAGCCCAAGAAAATGGTACATTTAATAAGTAGTCTAAAGTGCCATAATTATCGGGTTCTCTTAGTGGATAAGGGTGAATATAGTCAGCATCAAACATATCCCATACATCAAATGTAGTGTGATACATAATATAGGGTATCTGATGAGATCTAGATTGTTCGATGTCTCTTAACGATAAATATCCAGGAGTGTATTCTGTATTGTGAGAGTGATAGATGGCTATAATATCGTCTTCATAGCGATCAAATGATTCTTGTTCTGGTATAAAAGAATCGTTTGGTTTTTCAGATATATTAGTAACAGGAATAACAGATAAATCTTTCAATACGAAACCGCAACGTTCATTATTAACGTCGATCATACAATCCCAAACGATCGCTTCTTTTACGCGATCATTCAATATATCGCTAGGTTTCGTAAACATTGACAAGCGTGTAAAACCATCTGGAAGATCTTCTATTCCACAACTTTATGAGCTTTTTTTTAAATAGAGTCTTTTTCAGATATTCTAGACGGCGTTTCTTGTGAAATAGTATAACGATTGGAACGGATATTGAATATTGGCAATTAGGTTTTCATCTGCCGTCCAAGACCAAAAACCAATTAAATTGTTACCAGCATCGGTAAGTACAGCAAATCTAAAACTAACGTTGGCTGTAGGAGTAAGAATAACATCACTAAAGCTAACTCTATGGTGATTGGATGCCGTATTCCAAGCTGAGGTAGATACTGTTAACGACAAACCTCCAGCAGGATATCCATTTCCAGATAGCTCATTTGCGATCGCTGTGCTAGTAGCTGTATAGTTAGCAGCACTTGTACAGAGTCTTATCTTACCGCCAGCAGAGGCAGCAGTGGCGGCATTAAATAATAAATTAGCCTGTCTGGCAAGACCTACTTGAAAATGCGTAAATCCACTTGGTTGAGCCATTTTGCGTAATAATTTTATTTCATCTTATATAATACCATAACCTGATAACATTCACACTGTTATCATATAGTTAAAAAGCTATTGAACTGGAGCTTCTGTTGTCGGGGGAGTGAACGTGCCGGTATAACGCGCTATACCTTTAGTCACTCTGAAGTCATCAAACCACGCACCTCCAGA